CAGCAGAAAATTTAGACACATGGGCTCATGCAAGTTACAGAGGTGCAAAATATTTTATCAGCGTCAACTCAAATGACAACACAGAACTTTCAAATTTAGAAGCAGTTGTTGTGCATAACGGCACTGATGCATTTATCAGTGTGTACAATGAACAGTTTACTGGCAACAACAGTTTAATCACATTGACTGCTGACATTAGTGGATCAAATGTGAGACTACGAGGAGCAGGTGTAACACCAAATCTAAGAGTCACTATGTATAGAATACTGTTGAGTGACAGTGAAAGTGCAAGTACTGGTGACAATGTTAATGTTGTTGCCGCAACCACAGTCAGTTCAACTGCAACCACTGTTGACTCATTTAGCACTGACAGTTACACAGGTGCTTTTTATGTTTTAGTAGGCAATAATTCTTCTGAAGGTGCCGCGTCTATACAGGAGGTCATGGTGGTCACAGACGGTTCTGATGCTTATGTGGGAGCGGGGCCTATAGTCAGCACCAAAGGCACCGATCAATTGGCATTTACTGCTTCATTGTCTGGTACAACTGTATCATTGAAGGCCAGTTCAACATCAGGATCAAGCACCACAGTAAACGCATACAGGGTGCACCTACTGAGAGGTGAGGCAGGTGCGGCCACGAGCAACACAGTGTTAGTTTCAACAACACAAACAATTACTGGTGCTAAAACATTTACAAATCCAATTGCGTTGACTGTGGGAAGTGATCCATCTGGAGTTGCCAACAATGCTCACATTTATGCCAAAGACGAGGCATCAAGTGCTGAAGTATATGTGAGGGACGAAGCAGGCAACGTCACTAAAATATCACCGCACAACGAACAAGGTGAATGGGAATATTATTCTAGAAACACAAAAACAGGCAAAGTTGTAAGAGTCAATATGGAAGAAATGATCAGAGATATTGAAAGACTTACAGGTAAAACTTATATAAAAAACAACTAAACAATTAGATCCAATATAGTCTGTAACTTACCCTTGATACTTTTGTTGTTCAAGGTGTTTCTTAATCCAGCATGTAAATTTTTTGGCCAACATTCAAATGCAGTCCAACAGTAACCTGAATGTTCACCATTTAATTTTGGCAAAAATTCATTTTCAATAGCAATCACATAGGTATGAAAATAAAATTTTTGATCATTGGAAGTGAACAATTCCAATGGGATAGTTTTTTTGAAAGTTGGAGTTGACCCCACTTCCTCAGTTATTTCTCTTTTTAAACCTTCAAATGCACTTTCTGTGTATCTTGCACGTCCACCAACTAACCCCCAACTGCCTTTTGTTTTTGGGTCATTTCTCTGCAAAAATAGAAATCTTTTCGTGCTGGTAGCATAGAACAATGCTCCAGAGCATATGATATTTTTATCCATCAATGTTAATTATTTGGATATGTTCCGTCAGCGCCTGAACCTGATTGATTGACGTCTTCGTCTACGTTGTATTGTGTTGATCCACCTGGTAATACCATGGTCCATCTTCCAGCAAGGTATATGCCTTCATAACTTTTTACCCAACTAGTGCCATTGAATCTATATTGAATTCCTGTATTGCTGTTTGTAACATAGTGTTGAGTTGAATCTGGATTGGACGCATCAAAAACCACACCCCATTTGCCTGTGGTTGAATTGTATTGGATTATATCATTTACACTTGCTCTAAGATTGCCCCATGTCACAGCATCAAAAGTGTTGGTAGAATCTCCAATTGCATCTGTAATCAAGTATCTATCTCCATTGTTTGGTGTGCCAGGATCAAAAGTCAAAGGATTGATTACTTTTAAAACATTACTCAAAGTGTTGCCAGGTATAGTATCAGTGTCTATGTTAAACAATAAAATTGTTTCATCTAACGGTGTTGTAGATATTGTTCCCACAATTTCATTTCCACCTTCTTGTGTAAGTTTAATTTGGCTAGTGCCGTTTGTTATTTTACCGTACTGGTTCAATAACACATTCCAGTTGACTGGAGGACCAAACGGTTCCAATGGATCAAATGTGCTTGGTTCTTTGCCTCCGGTGTAAAATCCGTCACCACCTGTTTTTACGTTTGTACCTGTTGATCCAATCAATCTCAATTGATTGCCTGTTAATAAAAGGTTAAAATTGTTTGGTGTAATATAACTTCTACTGATTAAATCACCATCAATTAATCCTTTTGTTATGCCTCCGTCGTCGTCATAGATACTCATAATAATTTTTTGTACCACACCAAGTTTAGAAATTTTAACAGGTGGACTCAACCAAATTGGCATGCTAAATCTCAAACTTGCCACATCTATTTCTGATTCTGCTCCTACCGGAATTGTTCTTGAACTGAATGTAATGTCTGTTAATTCAACATAACTTAAACTTGTCCAGTCAATGTAATTGTCTGATTTTTGTATTTCAAAATCTGGATTAAATAGATAAAGTATTTGTTCCATTATTTGTAATTTTTGATCTGTGTTTGTTGTGTAGATATCACAAGCAACATTGAGTCTAAAAGGACTAGGCATAACTTTTTCTACTGTGTAACCAGCACCTAATTTGTCTGTATATTCTCCAGTGGCTTCGTCATACTGCCTTTCTTTTAAATGTTGTTTTTCAATATGATATGGATTTTGCATTCTTTCTCTGTCATAATCTAAAGAAGTCACATACGCACTCATTCTTGGAGCATACTGAAGTGCATTTTCTGAATTGTTTCTAATAATGTTGGCAACTTGCCTAGTCATGTCTCCGTACATCACTGGCACTGCTCTTAATTTTATCTCACCGGTAGCGTCTTTGCCTGTTTCAACATTAAAATTACTTAAAATTCTTATAAACTGTGTGAGAAATTTTCTAATCTGTCCTTCGTAAAAATGTAACATTAATTGTCAGCCTTTGGTTTTAGTGCATCAGTCAATGCCTGTCTCTGTTCAACTGTCAAGCCATTAATGGTTGTTGAATTTGACTGATTGATAAATCTTGTTTTGTATGTATTTCTAGTGTCAGTATTGGTTTTGGTTAATCTCACATTGTCTTCAACTTTGACCCATCTTAAACCATCATATCTAAACAATCTATTAGGTAAAAAATCCGTTCTCAAGAAATAATCACCCTTGTCAACGTTGCTGTTAGGAAAACTTGTGCCAAAACCTGCAGGATAACCATTTGGTGGTATACCGTCGCCATCAACATAAAAACCATAATGCGATGCCGCTGGTGTATCTATTACAGAGTTAATGGTTTGGTCTCCACTGACACTACTTTCACGGTCATTTACAGTGTCGTGTCTAATTAAACCTCTTTCGTCAATTGGAGCCACATAGTACTGTTTGTAATTAAATCCTGATTTAGGTGCATCTTGTTCAGCCTGTGCAACAACTTGATCATTAATTTCTTTTTCTTTGTTAAATGTACTCATGTAACTTGCTAGAGATCCTGTAGTTTCAGCATCACCTATGATGTCTCTGAATTCTTGTGAGTCAACTAGTGTTTTCATTTTCAATCTAAGTAAATGTGGCCACCATGTTTGCGAAAATCCTTCTGCGGCTCTGTTTACATCTTCCACAACATAGTATCTTTTCAGTGCAATTGGTATGCTGGCATCCAAACTGTAATCCTCTTTCATGTGAGGGAATTCAATTACATCTCCAGCCATGATTTTTCTGCCTATTCTTTCCACAGAATCATTCAAATGCACTGTCAAAAACAAAGTGTCATTTTGTAAAAACATACCAAACTGACTCAAATTAAAATCAACATCTTGAACATTATAAATGCCTCTGATTGTATAGACATCACTTGCGTATTTTCTGTCTCTGTTTTCTAAAAACAGTAGATCCTGTATAGTTCTTTCTGTAGATTCGCTTGGAGCATAATTTGGCTGTGTTGGAGATGCATCACCATCCTTGTTAGTATCACCCTGTCTGTGCGGGCCAAGGTATTTGTGTAGGTGCAAATCCGTTCCTCCAACCGTAAACATCTCTTTGATATTACGATCAAAAAACTTGTAATCATTGCCTTTTTCTGGCTTAAAAATTGATAGTCGTGGCATCGTGTACATATTTATTGTTAGCCTAAAGTCAATAAATATCACTATGTCAGAACTACAAACCATGCAACAAGAAGTGTTTGATTATGTAAAAAACAACCTTGGTGAGGGTATGATTGAGGTTGAATTAGACCCAAAACACTACGAAACTGCACTTGAAAGAGCAATTAATAGATATAGACAGCGTTCGTCAAATGCTGTGGAAGAATCATATGCGTTTTTAACACTAAAACAGAATCAAAACAAATATATTTTGCCCGATGAAGTAATAAACGTAAGAAAACTTTTTAGAAGAACAGTGGGATCAAGGACAGAAGGTGGTGAAGGTGGTACATTGTTTGAACCATTTAATTTGGCCTACACAAACACATATCTTTTGAGAGCAGGTGCCACAGGCGGGTTAGCAACTTATTATGCTTTTGCAAGTTATCAAGAATTAGTAGGAAAACTGTTTGGAAGTTTTATACAGTTTCATTATGACAATGCTACTAAACAACTTACAATCACACAGAGACCAAGAGCAGACGACGAAACTATCTTAATGCATACTGACAATTTTAGACCAGACATTACACTGTTAAAAGATCTTTACAGCAAACCATGGATCAGAGATTACACACTTGCAGTGTGTAAAACTATGCTGGGCGAAGCCAGAGGTAAATTTAATACCATAGCAGGTCCACAAGGTGGAACCACTTTGAATGGTGCAGAACTAAAACAGGCAGGTATGGCTGAAATGGAAAGACTTGATCAAGAAATTGGCAACTTTGCAGAAGGTGGCACACCACACAGTTTTGTTATAGGATAATTCATCCATAAAAATCATTAAATATTATTGTTAAACAGGCAAAAGAAAGGCTCTAATTATGGCACAAAAAAAATATTTTACATCCTTGTCCAAATTATCTTACAGACAACTTAAACAATTAACAATAGGACTTGAAATACTGCTAAAAGCAGGACCCAATTGGCGTATCACTTTCCATATGTTAAATGCTGTAAGAGAAATCAAGAAAGAACTTGAAAAAAGAATAAAGAACTGTTAAAATACTAAAACTTATGTTGATAGGTTTGGTAGGATTAATTGGTTCTGGTAAAGATACAGTCGCAAATAGACTTGTGTCTCACCACGGCTTTGTGAGAGATAGTTTTGCAAAAAGTCTCAAAGACGCAACTGCCAGTATTTTTGGTTGGGACAGAGAAATGTTGGAAGGAAAAACAGATTCCAGCAGGCATTGGAGAGAACAGCCTGATAAATTTTGGAGCGAACGTTTTGGCAAATCTGTAACTCCACGTTGGGTTTTGCAATATTTTGGTACTGAAGTGTGTCGAGGCAACATGTTAGACAGCATCTGGGTAGACTCCTGCATGGCTAGATACAAAGGTACAAATACAGTGATTTCAGACACAAGATTTGTTAATGAAATACAGCAGATTAGAGCCAAAGGCGGCAAAATTGTGTTAGTTAAAAGAACCGAAATACCCAACAAACAAACCATGATAGACCAAGGTGCACATCAAAGCGAATGGGACTGGATTGGCACTGACTATGATTACATTTTAGAAAACACACATACCATAGAATCTTTAAACAAGCAGATTTATGATATGACTACCCATCTACTTCCAGATCCCCAAGTTGCCATCCCAAATCCTGAGTACTTTTAAGCCTTTGACAATTTGCACAAATTGTTTTCAAGTTGTAACTTACAGTGTTGTTTCTGTTTCCATCAACATGATATACGTCCATTTGTACTGAACTAGCCTGCTTGAATCCACACAACTCACAACGTTTTTTTTTACGATATCCTGCCTTATACCATTTGGCTACATGACCTGTTTTTTGCTTATTTGCTATTCTAATACAGGTATCGCATTGAGAACGATAATATATCACATTTCCTTTTTTATAGG